TAATGGGACTAGTGGAACCAACGGTACTTCAGGTACTAACGGAACATCCGGTACAAATGGCACATCAGGCAGTAGCGGTACAAATGGTACTAGTGGAACCAATGGAACCAGCGGGTCCTCGGGAACAAACGGTACAAGTGGGAGTTCAGGAACTAATGGAACTTCAGGTAGTAGTGGAACTAATGGTACAAATGGCTCTTCAGGTACAGATGGAACTTCAGGGTCTTCGGGAACAAACGGGACAAGTGGTACTAACGGGACTTCGGGTAGTTCAGGTACTAATGGAACATCAGGAACTAGTGGAACAGATGGGACTTCAGGCACAAGTGGAAGTAGTGGCTCATCAGGAACAAGTGGTAGTTCAGGTGTAAATGGACAATCAAACACAATATTCCCATATAATGCAAGAGTAAATATCCAATCTGGAAATCCTGGAAATACAAATATTATTTGGAATAATGTAACCCAATCAGCAGCAACACAAATAAATATTTCACATTTAGATAGAGATAATGATGATATTGATGTGTTTTTAGCTTTAATTCCAAGTGGAACAACAATCATTATCCAAGACCAAAATAATTCAAATCAATATCAAAAATGGATTGTGGGAGTTGGTGTTGAAACTTCACCTAATTCATATTGGACTTTCCCAATTACATTAGTTCAATCAACTTTTGAATTTACAGGTGGGGAAAATATATTGTTTATTGTGGCACAATTACCATCAGGAACATCAGGGTCATCGGGCACAAATGGTACAAGCGGCGTTGATGGAACATCAGGTTCAAGCGGAACTTCAGGAACAGATGGTACTTCCGGAACAAATGGCACTTCAGGTACAAGTGGTAGTAGTGGTGTAAGTGGGGCGTCGGGCACATCAGGCACAGACGGCACTTCAGGAACTAATGGTACGTCAGGGTCAAGTGGCACAAATGGCACAAGTGGAAGTTCAGGTACAGATGGTACTAGCGGTAGTAGTGGAACCGATGGTATATCATTTAATTGGCAAGGAGCTTGGTCTTTAGCCACAACATATAATGTGAATGATGTTGTTGAATATGTTGGAAGTTCATACATTTCATTAGTTGGTGGCAATTTTGGAAATGTTCCTCCTTTAAGTCCAACTGCATGGAGTTTGATGGCACAAAAAGGTAGTGATGGTACTAGTGGAACCGATGGAACTTCAGGGGAATCTTTCAATTGGATGGGAACTTGGGGACCATTACCGTCTTATAATAAAAATGATGTAGTAGAAGAAGACGGTAATTCATATATATCAACTATAAATGGTAACACTAATAATTTACCACCACTTAATCCAAGTTCTTGGAATTTGATGGCACAAAAAGGAAATGACGGAACTTCTGGTACAGATGGAACTAGCGGGATTTCAGGTACAGATGGAACTAGCGGGATTTCAGGTACAGATGGAACTAGCGGGATTTCAGGTACAGATGGAACTAGCGGTACATCAGCACTATCCGCTCCACAAATTATTGCAAGTAAAAAAATGGTTTCAAATATAGGACTTGGGACAAATGTTTTAATTGCGTCCGAAGATATTTCGGCGCACCTTACAACCAGCGCAATGATTCAAATAACTGCAAGTTATCGAAAGACGGCGGGTGGTTCGTCTTCGGTATCCGAACGTTTTTACGTTAACACGAGCGCAACGCTTACGGGTGCAACCTTAATAGGTACATTTACTTCGTTGACGTTGGTAAATAATATAGTCGATGGAATTATGAACGTTTTTACGGACGGGACAAGTTTGTTTGTTCAAGTTCCCTCAAGCGCATCCCCAAATCGATACGGTAATTCTGCGGGTTCAGTTATTACAATTCCGTCGCCGTGTTATTTTATTTGGGCGTTGCAAACGCCAAATGGCGATACTGTCGTTATGTTAAATTCAAATGTAATTAAATATGTATAGTGTAACAGTCAACGATATTACTTATACCTTCACCGAGTGGGAGGAGATAGATGGATACTACATTCATATATTCACTGAGCACGGAATAATCTGTGTTCCTAAAGACTTAGTAAATGAAAATTTATAAATTGGTAAACAAAATAAAAAACTACCTATTATCGATATATATAAGAACTTCAGTATAGTATTCAATAAAATGTTCATTCCATAAATCCCATTTTATATCAACACCATCATAAGAATATACTTTATAATTTTCAAATTTTGGTAGTATATTATCTCTAAACCATCTAAACTTACATTCGTGAAAGTTTTCATCATTTCGTAAATGAAATTCTGTTACAATTTTTGGTATTGTTTTTAGAAAATCAATATTTGATGGTTGAAATACTTCGTATTCTCCACCTTCGCAATCACACTTTAAAAAATCAATTTTATTTATTTTATTTTCATTTAAAAACTCTCTAAATGTGAATGTCGGAACACTTTCTGTTATACCGTCCCATGTTATTTCTATATTTTTTTTATCTGTAATAGCCCCCTGAATAATTTTAACATTATCTTTTCCAACATTTTTGTGTAATATATCAATTTGATATGACAAAGGCTCAACAACAAAACATTGTTTTGGATTTTTAGGTAGAATTTTATAGGTAAAAGGTCCTAACGATGCTCCCAAATCAACAACAATATCCCCCTCTTCAACTTCGAAAAATCTTTCATAAGCATTATCTTCGAAAATTTCTTTTGTTGCTTGACTTACATACCATTCACTTTTTTTACCCCAATCAAATTGCTTATCATCTATTATTTCTTTGTAAATTATTTTATTTATTTCTTTTATCACCATGCCACAACTAATTTCTTTTGTACATTCAAATTGTCTGTCAGTTCCTTTATGAAGTGGACACCAATTCCAGTCCCCCGCATCTAATCTATCCCAATTAAAACATCCATGACATACATTTTCATTTATAACTCTATATGTGTCCAACTTTGTTTCAGCCCATTTTTCACTAAATCCTGAAATTAAAACTACAGGTAGTTTACATGCCCATGCTAACCATGAAAGTCCTGAACCAAGACCTACAAAAAACTCACAAGTAGATAAGTCATCTATAACCTCTTGAAGGTTTCCACCTTTATAAATTGTTACTCTTTTTGGATAAAAATTATTCATATAACCATTACCCTCTTTTGAGTATATCATACATTCATAACCTAATGAATCTAAATAATCAATAACTGCCTGCCAACCATCAGGGTTATTCCAATATTTTGCTTGTGCTGTCGAATGAAACCCAATACCCACTTTTTTCTTTTTTATTTTGTTTGGTAATTTTAATTCAGGTCTAATTTCAACATAATCTAAACCTAATATATCTGTTGCCGTTTTTTGTAGTGGTTGTTTTTTAAAATCAAAAGGATGTTTATTTGAATCAAATTCACCATTTTTATTATAAAACCAACCAAGTTGGTATTGAGCATATATATCATATACAGTTTCACCTGGTTCAACAAATTCAATATTTGGGTATTGGTCTTTGAATAAATCATTTAAAAATGTTGACACAATTAATTTGCAATTATGTTTTTTTCTAAATTCTTCGCAGTATGGAATCCAAGCCAAAGAATCTCCAAGAGATTTTGACCCAAAAGAAATATAAACTCTTCTATTTTCTAAATTTAAAATGTTAGAAAAAATTACACTATTATCTTCTTTAACCCTAACTGTCCATTTTGTGTAATATTCCCTATTCAATTTTACCCAAGAGTTAATTGGAAGATTATTTTGATAAATTACATTCCCACCTTCGTCAATAAAAGTTATTTCAAAGTTTGTTTTTTCTTCACCTACTATTTCTATAAACGGATTGACAACAAAATGATTATTTACCTTATATGATTTTGTTATTGGATTGTTTAAAGTTTTTGAAACGTTATTAACTTCTTTATAAAAGTCTAATAATTCTTTTTTAAAATCTCTTTTTGTGTCTATATCATAAGTCTTATTTGAATTTAATAATTCAAGTAAGGTATTTTTAATGTCTTCATAGTTGTTTGATTTAATTGGTGTTATATATTCATCAAACATCCCCATATATTGAGGAAGATTTCTTGTCATTATCTTCATTCCATAGTTAATTGATTCTCTAACAACCAAAGGGTTACACTCCCAAGTTGAATTAAACATCAAAACATCACAAGCTTTCATAAATGTATCAACATCTTCTCTTTCTCCCCATACTGTAACATTTTTTGGTAAGTTATTCATAATTGGGCCCCAATAGTTTTCAAAGTTTGATGCTTGATTTCCAATAAAATGAAAATGTAAATCAGGGTGTGTATTTTCAACTAATCTTGCAACTTCAATACCTTCTTTTTGATTTTTACCTTCAGTCCAAAGACCCACATTTAAAATGTGTGTTTTTGTCATAGAAATCTGTAAGTTTTCCCTTTCGATTATTTTTTTTAATGTTGGAACTATATGTGATTTATCATAAATTGAATATTCTTTTAATATATCACTTACTTTATCTTCTATTGGGTATTCCCAAACTTTTTTTGGAGTATTAAGTTTATTAAACTGTGATGTTAAATGGTAAGGAGTAACAAAAGAGTAATAGTCGGGATGCAACTTTTTATTTGAATTACCATCAAACCAAATATTGTGACAACTTTCAACAATTTTCCACGTTCTATTATTATCATAAAGTTGATTAAGTATATCCAAAGGAATTTTATTAAAACTTTCAAACCCTTCAGATATTTCTTCAATATGAACAATATCAATGTTGTTTTTTTTTATAATATCAATTAGTTGATATTTTTTTTTACGTTCTGTAAACCAACCTAATGAAAAAAAATGACCAACATCTAATAATTCTATTATCTTATTTCTTTGAACAATATATGTGTCGCTAAACTGCGAGTATTCTACAAGAAAAACTTCAATTTCATTTTTATATTCCAATAAAGATTCAATTCTTTTTAATACGAATTGTGGCATTCCTCCTGTCGATAAATGAGGAACCACATACATTAATTTTAATTTCATAATTAAAAAAATAATTTATTTTTGAAATTTGTCTAACATTTTTTGTTAATTTATGTACTGTGTTCTAAAAATGCAAGTTTTTTGTTTCAAAATAAATTCTCTCTTTACTGTTGGCAATTTGTTTATACCACAATCCCTTATCATCCATCCATACGTATGGGTCATCAGGGTTTTCAGTCCAACCATGTTTTAAATAGCATTCACCATCTTTACGTAATAGGTTTGCTCTATGTGAAGAATGAAACTCTTCAGTTCCTAACCAAGAAGGTAAAACAAAATCACCTTCAATATGTTCGTAAACCATAGTATTTTTAAAACCACGTTCAACCCAAACATCAATACAATCATTATAGTATTGTTTAAGTGCGTTCACATAATCTTTCCACATCACAGAACATGGGTGATTTAACCATCCTTTATAAGGCTTACCATCCTTACGTGTACGACCAGTAATTGCCGATATAATTTGATAAGCCTCAACACGTTGTTTACCAAGACGTTTATTATCCAAAGACTCTAATGATTTTCTAAAATCTGAATATGGAAGAAAAGTTTGCAAATTTTTTAAACTTTTTTAATTAGTAATATATTTATAAAACAAAGATATAAAAAAATTAAATTATAACAAAAAAATTATGAAAAGAATTGTAAGATTAACTGAGTCAGATTTGGCTCGAATTGTAAGAAGGGTGATTAATGAATCAAATGAAATGGCTACTTCAATCCTTTCTCAAATGGAATCATTGTGTAATAATGGTAAAGCTGAAAGTGAAGCCATGAAACAAGTGGTATATAAAATTAAAGACAAAGCAACATATGACGCTATTCATACACAAGTTCAATCTAGTCCTGAATTTAAAGCAAGTCAAGGATATAATTATGGCACAATTGCCGATTGGTTGACAAATGAAGGTGTTAGTAAAGTTGCAACTACTTCTGCAAGAGAGAATATGACTGGATTCTTGCCAGGTATTAGTAACGCGGTTAGAGGTGTTAGTATAGGTAGAGAAATTGCCAGACATTTAGGTCAATTTAACGAACAGGAATCTCTTGACTTATCTTACGGAACTACAACATTTTAAAAAAATAACCCCTCCAAAAGAGGGGTTTTTAATTTTATTATGATTTAGAGATATTTAACTTAATCATTTTCCTAATAGTCGTCATACCATCTTGGTTCCAATAAGTTAAAAAAGTTTTCTTGTGCTCACACAAAATAATACCACAATCATTGTCTTCATCGATTAATTTTACAATTATGATTTTATCATCATTTTGAACAATCGTTAATGGACATGAGCTTAAATATTCGTCTGAAACATAACATCTACAAGTTTTATTATCCAAATCAACTACAAAAGTTAATTTGGTCGTATTAACATCAGTTACTAAATCAGGATTAATTAATACAGAATCGACTGTTGTGTTTTTAAATGAAATTATTTCTTGATGTTCAAACCCCTCAACTACAAATGTTTGACTGAAAGATAGAAAGTACAAAGTACAAAGAACCAAGGAAACAAATAATTTTTTCATAATTTTGATGTTTTAGATAGTTAATAACTGATTACAGTACAAAGATACACGTTTTTTTTATAAATCCAAATTTTTTAAAAAAAATATTAAAAAAAATCCCACCATAATTAAATAGTGGGTTTTTATTTTTTAAATAAACAACCAAAACTCCACCCATTTTTAATAAAAAGTTCAACATCTTCTATTTTAACTCTTTTGTTAACCCCATATCTATTCATCCACTTTCTATTAACACAAGACGGATGTGATGGACGTTTGATTTTATTAAGAGATTCTCTTAGAATTGATTTATGTGAATCACTTATATATTTTCCAAAAACCCACCCATTTTCTAAATTAAGATTAAATTCTTCAGGTTTAACCATTTTATTTTTGAAGTTTTTAGTCATCCATTTTCTACCATACACTGAATTATTTTCACCAATACCGGTTCCTTTTCTTATATCACTTAATTTTTTTTTTGTTTCTTGACTATGAGTTTTTCCTGACCAATTATAAAAATATATTTTTTCTCTACTGCCATTGAGAAATTGTTTTTTATTTGAATCACTTATTTTTTTTGAAAATTCTTTTTTGTATTTATCATCTTGCATTTTTTTCAAAAATTGTTTGTTACCTGCCCTACTAACTTTCTTCATATGTTCTTTGTCAATAAACCCGCCAGAGCCTCCCGGTTTAAGATTCATACATTTTTCCTCTAATAATAAATCTGAATTAACAATTTCAATTTCTCGTTTTTTTAACGATTCTCTATCAGGTAAAAATTCTAATATTTCCATATTAAAAATTTCTTTTCCGTGTTTATAAATTAAATGTTTGAGTCTTTTCCCACTACCAACATAACCATCTTTTAGATTTTCGGTAGAATGCATGCCAATATAGAAATTACCATTTCTAATGTCTGTTGTTTTGTAAATAAAATGGTATTTTTTTTGTTTTCGACTCATTTGTACTTCCTTTATTAATAAATATAAAGGAAAGTACAAAAAGTCTATGGTGGAAGCGGAGGGACTCGAACCCTCGTCCATAATATCCTGTCAGATAAGAACTACACGTTTAGGTTAATATTTTCTAATATTCCAAAATAGTTGATTTGTTCTTCACCATCGTAAATCAACAACCAATGGTTACCATTCGATTTAGGGTTCAATAGTAATCCACCACAACTACGACTTCTGTTGCTAGGTTATACGTCTGCCGACCCCCCGTTTCCGTAAGCTTATCAAGCTACAGTAACTTCTTGAGTTGAGATAAGTCCCAAAGTCTCAAGGTTGTTTAGCACATTGCCAGTTGTTTTTTTGAATCAGTTTTTAAAGAGATTAATTCAGTCCCTACGTGCCCTCATTCTTCAGCCAATACCTGTCAAAACCAAAAACGCCCCCATATTTTCAAAGAACTATAAAACAAATATAATACAAATATTTATATTTCACAATATATTTATAAATATATGAAAAAAATCTTAAAAATTTTTGAAGAAGAGGATGACGATGTTGAATTGACTGACTATCAAAAAATTTTAGCACTAAACAAAAAAAGAATTGACCCTTATTATACTGATTTTGATGGGTGCGATGGTGAAGATTATTCAGATTATTATGAAGTAGGTTATGATGGTATAACTTTTACTTTTCATGAAGGATTAGAAGACTATCTAAGATTCTTTTTTAAAGAAACTTTTGGTCATAAAGGTAGTGAGGGTTGGTATGAAGCAGGATACTTAGATTCTATGCGTAGAGGTTCATGGGAATGGGATTATTGGGATAGGGCTAGTGAAGATTGGGACGAAGGATATGTATTAGACGGGTTAAAGGGTGAATCATTAAAAGTTTTATATAACATATTAAAAATATATCAACCAAACTTATTAGAAGAATTTGAAGCGGTTAATGACCAAATCGAATGGGAAAGAGGTAAAAATTTAGATAAAATATTAGACTTTATTGAATCTGTCAGTAAAAGAACAAAAGATGATTTAATCGAGGCGTATGCATATGCAAGTGAAATGGCTACAGACGCTGCAGTGCCTAAATATATTGATGATATATATTGTAATTGTTTATCTGTTGTTGGAATCGAAAACCAATCAAGTAATTGTTATTGGAAGTATTTTTTAAATTGGGGGGATGCAATTATGTTATTTGTAAGATATGGAACACCTGACGATTGTTTGATGGATATATTATTTAAGGCAATAGAAAAAGAAGTTAGAAGGCACGCTCCTGAATATTATGAAGTTCAATTTGAGGCTTGGGATAATGATGTTTTTTCTATTGAATTTAATAAAAGAAGTGTAAGAGCTTTAGAAGGATTAGAAAATGAATTGGAAAATATGATTGAAGAGGGTGGAGAAGAAAAAATAAAAAAATACTTTAAAATAATAGAAATTATAAACGATAAAATTGGATTTAATACATTCAAAAAAATTCCAGGAGACTATGAAATTAGAATATTAGATGTTGATAAAGATAGTTTGATGGTTAATTATGGTATACGTAAAAGAAGTTCGTATAATCCACTCAAAAAAGGTTCGGCACCATTAAAATATATTTTAAATATGTTGAATACCGAACCCTTAATACCTTATGTTGATTAATATTTTTTAATTAATCTTTCTTTAATAATTTCATATAAATCTTCCAAATCTTCATCAGGTATAAACATAAAACCATCTTCGTATGCATCACTTAATGTAATACCATCTTCTTCCTCATACACATCAATTGTTTGTAATCGATGAAATTCTTCTTTTTTTTCAAAAATATCTAAATCAAAATCAAATCCTTCTGCGAATGAGTTCATGATTGTTGTTGGCGTATAGACTATCGGCTTATATTGGTATTCGTATTTTTTATATCCCAACTCTTTAACCATGTTTTTTCCAACGTCAATTGCACATTTTACATCTTCAATCGAAATAAACTCTTGTGGTGAATGCATATTGTAATAACCACAAGACATGTTTATACAAGATACGTCAATTTTTTTCTTTAACTGAGAAATATCAGTATAAGGGTGTGATTGAACTAACATTTCATTTTTAAAAGATTCGGTAATAACTTTTAATGTTTTTGTAAAAAATTCACTATTTCGTTCAAATAAACGAACACCTGAGCAAATCTCGGTAATTAAATGGTTGCCAGGTGCATCGTATTGTGTGATATAACCTACATCTTGTAAAAAATTTTCATCACATTTTGATGAACCGTGACAGCCCGTTTCTTCACTTACAAATAAACCAATTTTTACTTTGTCTAATTGTTTAAGTAATTCTAAACAAATAAAAATGCCACATTTGTCATCACCACCAATACCTGTCGGTAAATCATTAACGTCGTATGCCTTTAATACATCGACAAGCGTATCGTCAAAATTTTTACCAAAAGTATGTGGTCTTTTTAATTTTTCTTCTTTAATAACAATTTTATCTATTTTGTTGTGAACAGTATCGGTATGTGCGATAAACATGGGATAAAATTCACCTTCTTCTAATGTACCCTTTGTTGCATATATGTTCATCATATTATCACGATAAAACGTAACTCCATGAATTTTTTCCAACTCATCACAAATATATTCTACCATATCTTCTTCTTGATATGTTTTTGATGGTACTGAAAGGAGTTCTTTAAATTTTTGTAGGTCCATTATTTTTGTTTTTTACAAATGTACAAAAGTTTTCAACATTTGCAAAATTATTTTTTTCTTTTTGTTGGTTTTTTTATTTTAACTTCTGTTTTATTATTTTTTTCATCATACGACAGTAAGAATGTAGAATTTTTTTCTGGCTTATCTGAAAGTACCTTTTCTGTAATCGCATCATCCACCCACTTTTGAACGGTTCTTTTTAAAATACGTGCTCCAAATCTAGTATCCGTACCCACTTTAATTAAATGATTTTTTAGTGATTCATCAACCTCAACATTAAATTCAAGATTTGAAACTCTTGTATATAATTTTTCAAGTTCTAAATTCAAAATCTTCATTAAATCATTATCATTTAAGTCTTTAAAGTATACAATATCATCAAATCTATTGATAAATTCAGGTGCAAACTTTTTGAAAAGTTCCTTTTCTAACAAAGATTTTATTTCTTCATCTTTTGTTTCTTCTTTATATGATGTTGAAAACCCAACACCTGTACCAAATTGTTGAACCACTTTTGTTCCAACATTTGATGTCATAAGAATAATGCAATTTTTAAAGTTAATTTTTCTACCGTGACCATCAGTTAAAAACCCTTCATCTAACATTTGTAAAAATACATTAAAAATTTCGGGGTGAGCCTTTTCTATTTCATCCAATAAAATAACAGAATATGGTTTGTTTTTAATTTTGTTTAAAAATGGCGAACCGTCTTCATACCCAACATATCCTGGTGATGTTCCTGTTAATTTTGATGTTGCAACTTTATCTGAAAATTCGCTCATATCTAATCTAATAAGTGCGTCTTCACTATTAAACATGTGTTTTGCCAACTGTTTTGCTAATTCAGTTTTACCAACACCTGAATTACCAATTAATAATCCACTAAATATTGGTTTTTTGGGGTCATTCAAACCAACTTTATTTCTTTGTATCGCTCTTGCAATTTTGGAAACAGCTTCATTTTGACCAATTACTCTAGTATTTAATACTTCATGTAGTGATGCTAATTGAATTGATTCATCTGTTGTGATTTTATTAATAGGAATTTTTGTCATCAAAGAAGTAACATCATAAACAATTTCTTCTGTAACTTCTTTTCGGTAAAGGTCTCTGTTTTTTTCAAAATCTTCTTTTTCTTTTTGAAGCTCTGATAAAACCTTTTTTTCTCTATCTCTTAAATTTGCTGCCTCTTCGTACCTTTGTTTATTAATTACTTCTATTTTTTGTTCTTTTATTTCTTGAGCTTCTTTTTTTAGTTTTTCAATAGATTCAGGTAATTTTATTTCTACTTGACTTCTTGCTCCAACTTCGTCAAGTATATCAAAAGCCTTGTCAGGAAATTCTCTGTCTGTAATATATCTATCGGCCAATTCAACACATAGTTTTAAAATATCTTCAC